GGTCTTGCTGCCGAAACTCCGGAGTACAGACGCCTCGTCAAGTGACGTGGCCGTGAAGTACGTCGGATCGATGTCGCCGTCTCGCACACGCTCATAGTTTGTCAGCAGAATCCGGCCGGACGCGTTTCGAACCTCGGCCATCGTCCGGACGTACTCGGGTTCATCCATCCCGAGCAGGTTGACCGCATCGCGCTTGAACTCTTGCATTACGCCGAGCGGAAGAACGATCAGACCTTTGCCGCCGATCCGATCGAGGATGAGACGCATCCATTCGAGTTGCTGAAGGGTCTTGCCGAGGCCGAAAGCTTCAAACAGCGCCCGGCGGCCGCCGCGTATTGCCCAACGGACTGCATCGCGTTGATGCGGCTTTAATTTGGGGCTAACTGAATCAGGAGAGATATCGAAACCCGTTTCAGGTGCGATGTATATTTTGGATTTTAGGAAGTCGATATACTCTTGCGTATTGTTGTTCATATCCTTACCGACTCCTTCTTGCGCCACAAAGCCTGATAATGCCGCAGCGTACTCAACTTGATCTTGTATTTTTCAGCGATTTCCCGATCGCTCATGCCGGCCGCACGATCTTTTTTGTATAGGTGCGCGTTAATCAGCGTCCGTCCCTTGGTCCTGGTTTTTACTCCGTTCGCAATCCGCCGCCGGTGTTTTTCGCTGTTTACTAGGGAGATGATCCCCCTGGCCTTCTCAATCCGGTGCGGCTCTCCCAAGTCCATCCCGGGCTTGTAGGCGGCCATTTGCTCGGGTGTGAGGACCCATACTTTGACATCGCTGTTTAGGCTCATTTCGGGTACACCTTCTTTTCCCGGTAGTTGATGATCGGGTATTTCTCGCGATTGCGGCGCTTGATCTCTTCAGCCGCGGCTATTTTGTATTTGAGAGGCGCGCCGGCATCGTTAAAGGCGATCTCACATAGTTGTGCGCGAGTTGCTTGCTTCCAGTTCATTCTTCATCGCCGTCCGTTTCGGCCGGCCCCAGCTCCGGCCACAGGATGATTTGTTCGCCTTGCTCTGCCATTTCGCTCACGCTCCCCGTTTTCTCTTGCTGGGCGGTGAAATGATAGACCTCACCACAGCCTCTTGATAGGCCGTCAGATCGACGCTAACGCCTCGCCGGGTATAATCTACCGCCCGTGCAATTTGAGCCAATACAAAGGCATCACGGACGTTGTCAGAGGGGTGTTCATAGCCCCACCGCTTGTAGATGTGGACGGCCAGCTCGTCCTTTTTGGCGTTGCCTTTAGCGCCAACAAATTTTTTTAGCGCGGCCGGCGCAACATCGTCATACCGAATCCCGCGGCTAAAGAGTGCCATTCGCATCCCCCATCCAATGCCGTATTGCGTGCTAACGGCGTTACCTTTGGCCCCGTATGCAAACCCTTCGATTGCGACGATGTCGTTGGGCTCCAACTGCTCGACCGTGTTATCGATGATGTCGAGCATGCGGCCCGGGTCCGTGCCCTTGGCCGTTATTTCTTCGGCGTCGATTAAACGTCCATCCCGGTCGAGGATGACGATCCCCGTTTTTGTCGACGGGTCGATACCAACATAGCGTCCCATTCTCTTGCCCTCCCGAGTTTTAAGTCATTGTTTTTTGCTACTTCCGTCCAAAGCTCCGCGAATGCCGCCGGCAGATAATCTGCAATCACTTCGCTCGTCGCCCGGCTTGCCCGCATCTCGCTGACGATTTGGCGGAGCATGTAATCAACTGCATCCAGTTTTGTTCTCAAGTATGGAGTAAAACTCTCCCATACCTCAATGGCCTGTCTGCGATAAAAGTTGTCCCTTTGCCCCTGCGTTGGCATTTGACTACCTCACTTTTTTCTCCGGCCGCCCAATGTGTCCCATATCTTTGCAAGGTGTTTTTGGGCTGGGTCTGTGGGCTCCAGTGAGCCGTTTTCAGGCGTTTCAGAATCTTCCGACGGTATTTGTGCCGGTCTATCGTTGGCGGCCTTCTCACGGGCCATCAGCTCGTCCAGAAGGGCGTTGAGTTCGGCATACCGCTTTTCACCCCGAATAATCTGTTCCGGTTTGAGCCCGGGACGTTCGAGGGCTTCGGCCACCCGAACCATTTCGGCAATGATCTCTTCTCGCGTCATCCTTCTAACCTCCTGATAATTCCAGATGATTCGATAAGCGCCTTAACCTCGTGCGGAATCAGCCGATCTTCTCGCTGCCTCTTAGCTTGTGTTTCCCACGCCATTCGAAATTGCGCTCGAAGCGTATCGACGTTCTCACTTAGGCACAATTCCCGCCAGCCAAATCGTTTTGCCATTTGCGCAACGTCCTCGGGCAAAGATTCCATTGCTTCGGTTTCGCGATAGAAGCCATACTTCCGAATGGCATCGGTGATCATATCCCATGCTTCGATTGCTTCGATCGTTTTGGGGGCCGTTATGGTAGCAGCTGCGTCTCGAATGTCTGCGATGGTTGGAGGGTACACAGATCGGCTAATGTGCATTTTGACAGCAGCCTGCCCGATTTCGAACGACATGTCAGCGAGCATCGATTCCCACAACAAGACCGTATCTTCTTCCTTGTCTTCGCCGGGCCAATTACGGTAGTTGATCGAAAGGATTGTTATGAGTTTAATAACCTCCGCTCGATTCACCGATCATCGCCTCCTCGTACAGTTGCTGTAGTCGGCTTTTGGTTCGTTGATATTGCGAATGCTGCTGACTGCTGGGTTGTCGATTCAAAACCTTGAACGATTCCTTGCGATATTTCTCCAACACCCAGCCCCTGCCGGTCATAGTGTGGTAATCCGACTTGTATTTCCTGCCCGATGCTGCTTTGTAGGAATTTAGGATTTCGATCATTTCTTTCACGGCTTGTTCCCCATGCTCAGCAACCAGCTTTTCGTATTCCGAATCCGTTAAGGTGACGAATTCTGCATAATTATTTTTAATAACCTTGTTTCTTTGTTTCTTTATTTCCTTGTTATTATGTGGTTGATTGCTGGTTGGTTGATGGTTAGTTGCTGGTTGATTGGCGGTTGATATGCTGTTGGTTTGATGGTTGGCATCGTCAGAAATCCCTTGTCTCTCTTGGTCTTTCTGCTGGTTGGTTTGTTGGTTGGGTTGCTGGTTATATTTTGAATAGTTTTTGACGGAATAGATCGTAAGCTTGGGGAGCCGCTGAACGACTTCGATCATGTCGTCGTCTTGCAATCTCTTAAACAAGGTTCTCAGTCGTTGCTCGCTAATGCCCAAGCGTTCACTCCAACTAACCCGGCCATAAACAAATTGACCATATTCGACGTTTATGAACTGTCCTCCGACCAAGATTTTTTCCGGCTCCTGTGAAAATCTTGTGCGCAGAAGAATTTCGAACCAGACCTTGAAATACTCGGCGTCCTTATATATCCAGTGATTTTCAATGTCTCGGTCGATAGCAATAAATCCCATGGCTTCACCGCCTAATTGTCTGTGACTCCTTTCTTGACAGAAATTCCTCCCGTTTTCGAAGCAGCCACTCCCGGCCTTCCCGGGTATAATCCGCCCAATGGTGGCACGTCCGGGAATCGGTGGAGGGGCCGCAGAGGATCACGATATCCTCTGCCTTGACGCCCTCCTGTCCAAATCTCCAACGCCGTTCGACGTGTGCGGCTTCCAATGTCCAGACTTGCCCATGATACCGCCCACAACGCTCACAACGGCCGCCAGCGCGCTCCCAAGCCGCGGCATATACGGCTTTTGTGACTTGGCCGCGCTGTTTGGCGGTCTTGCTGCGGCGCTTATGCTTGGGCTTGGGGACCGGATTGTAGTCACCGATCGGCATTGCGATCACCCTTAAAACGGTAGATCATCGTCCGATATGTCTATCGGATGTCCATCATCCGCGAAGGGGTCATGCCTTCCTTTGTCGCCTGTGCTGCCGGAGCCGGTAGTGGATCGTCCGTCTCGTGGCTCCAAAAACCGCACATTCTCCGCCACGACTTCCGTTACGTATACCCGCCGGCCTTCGTTGTTCTCGTAGTTGCGCACCTGAATGCGGCCCTCCACGGCGGCCAGACGGCCCTTTCGCAAATAGTTGGCGCATGCTTCAGCTAACTGGCGCCACGTTACGATCGGGATGAAATCTGCTTCGCGTTCTCCCTGATCGCGGGAAAACGGGCGGTCAATCGCAAGAGTGAATTGTGCGTGGGCGACGCCGGAAGGGGTATAGCGGAGTTCTGGGTCCTTGGTCAGGCGTCCGATCAAAACTGCTTTATTCAGCATTCGCACCATCCTCCTGCTGCGGTTCTTCATCTTCGACGACTCGATAGTCGACATCGAAGATGCTGTCCGATTCGATGCCGTTGTCTTTCCGGAGTTTCAGGATAGCTTCGTCCGTCGTAAGCTTCTCCTGGATTTCGATGCTGATCGGCATGAGCTTTGCCATTTCCTTGATGCACGTCTTTTTCGCCATGGCGTCGAAGTGATCGACCCATGTCCCCGTCAATTCTCCGGTTTGTTTGTCCTTGTTTTTTGAAAAGCGCTTAGCGTGGGCCAAAACTTGCTCGTACGTCATCGTCACGAAGTCGAACGATCCGTCTTTGAGGCGATAGGCGGAATAGTAACGGACCGGCTTCCCTTGATCGCGGGGATCCCGCTTTTTAATCTCCGCGATAGCCGCCTCGAGCATAAGGTCCAAAAATCCGCCTTCTTTGCGCGGTACGAAGTTTTCGAGGAGATGGAGCTGGTCGAATGGAATATGCAGCATTCGCTTGTCTTCGCCTTTTACGTACACGAAGAGGTCGTTTTCATAGACTGTTTCAGCGAAGACCTTGGATACGTCCCCGGTGCGGCGAATCAAGTCGAGGTATCCTTTGTAGCCAATTTGAAATTGGCACTCCATGACCTTGGCTTTGCTGTTCCAAAAGGGCACGAGGTAGGCGTGGCCGATAAGGTTCGGCTCAAGTCCAAGCGTCGCGCAGTTCATCACGGCACCAACGATGGAGGCCGGCGTACATTCGGCAAGTTTCGGTGTGCGGCTAATTGCCGTGAGCGTAATACGGGCCAATCGCTCCGGCGTCATGTGCTTCGGGACAATGGATTTGATAGCCGGAAAGTTGTCAGCCAATTCCTTCTTGATGACCGCGTTAAAGTTCTCGGCTTTAGACCCAGCCCTGCTGCTAAGTTGTTGCGATATAGCTGATTGATCCACTGTTCTGTTTTGAGCCATCATTCTTCGCCTCCGATAACCTTGAATTGCCGGACGCCTTTCTTGTTCGCCTTCCAAGTGAACTTCAATTCGTCTTGGAAATAGGCCAACTCTGCGTCCTTCATGAAACCTTTGATCCGGTTTTCGTGGGTTTCCTTCTTGCGCTCGGCCTCCGCTATGGTAGCCCGGGCAGCATACAAGCCCTGTATGTCGTCGTACATGGATTCTGGTAAATCGACACGTCCACCGGCCGTTGATGTCCCGTATACTTCTTTAATAAGGTCGGTGTCCTGGTGGAAGAAGGCGGGAGGATTCTTGGCGAGGATGTGTTCCTCCCAGAACCCTCGCTCAACTTCAATGAGGTTTTTAATAAGCTCCTCGTCCCGCTCGATTACGCGCCACTGGAAGTCCCACCCCCCAATGAGGACGGCTATAAACCAACGGTCCGCGCCGGTCACGGCCATGTAGTGATTGCATTGGAGAATGTATTCTGTAGGGGCTTGCGTGCCTTCCCAGTCGTGTCGTGAATATTCCGACGTGTTCTTGCATTCCAGGCCGGCGTTCTGGCCTGGCAGCCAGCGGTCGATATTCGCCAACATGAACGGATATTGGGGATGCATGAAGATCGCGTTTTGGCGCCAGACTTTGTATCCGGTGTCCTCTGCGAACCAGTCCGCGATAAGAGGTTCTAGCTTGCGGCCAGCGAGCATTTTGGGGTTGTCTTCGACCGGCGGAAGTTCCCCGATTTTGTCCAGATAAACCGCCATCGGGGATTTATACCGGCTCATGCCGCAGATAGCGGCGACATCACTGCCGCCGATGCCCTTTCTGCGCCATTCAAGCCAGTCATCGTAGGACATGTCTTTGGTATTAACGAGCCGTATCGCTTGCACGGTAGCCACCCCTTATGACCATTTGGCATCCATCCTTTCAGCGCCCGACCACCGGGCAAAGCATTCGGCCGAGGCAAACAGGTCTCCGTCGTATTCCCAAACGCCTTCGTCGCCGAAAAATATCCGCTGCCGGCATCCGCAGGCGCAGACCGCGACCATATCAAGCGGTTTGTCCTGCGGATCGGGCCGTCCGATGTGTTCGCCATCAAGGATTGGCATTGTCAAGCCGCTCCTTTCGTGGTATGTTATGATTAACTTGTATTTGTGAGTGGCCCGACTCGGCTCCTACCCCGAGACGGGCTGTTTTTTATTGGTTGACGTTTTCGTATGCCCGGATCGCTTCTTCAAGGGTCTTGCTTGCAAACCAGTCCTTGAGCGGTTTCGCGTCGGCCGTTTGCATTACCCGCTCGCGCCAGTCTGCGTTGCAAATCTCTCCGATCCAATACACCGATCTATCCAATCCGTTCACCTCCCTTCGAATAATCCGCCGTCGTTTAAGACGCTACGCCTTTCCATGCCTTGTGCATTCTTACCACTTCCAGAATGTCATCGATGCGGCCAGTAACTTCCAGGACGTTAAATGCCTCATCCCGAAGGTTCCAAATGAATTCGTCGAAATCCATAGAATCTGAAAGGGAAGGCAATTGATTGTATATTTCCAGCTTGATTTTGTGATCCGAAAATACCGTCACGGCGTAAATATGTTCAGCGGTGCGGCAGATAAACATCGAATCCCCGATCGAGACGAAGTCATTTTCGATGAGCCGGCCTTCAATGATGCCGTCGTAATAGGTCAGTTCTTTTTCCATGCGGTCCTCCTACAGTTCGATGAAGTTTTTCATGCCGACCGACTCGACGTACGAGATGGCGTCTGTAAAGTCGATGCGGCGGATATGGGAGTACCGAGCAACGCCGAATTTCGTTTTGACCAGTTTCCATATGCCGCGCCTGAACTTGCCAACTTGCTCACTAAACGTCTTCCGGTCTACGTCTTCTTCGCCGAAATATTCCTTGGTCAGTTCGACGGACAAGCTATGGACTTTAGACTGCAGCTCGTAGCATTCGGCATCCGTCAGCGTGACGCTGTCCCGGACTTCTTGAACAAGCGCATTGACCTGCGAGAACTTCTGCTCGACGTTTTCCTCAACGCGCTTGACGTTCGATTCGATTTGGAGCATCTGATCAAGCATGACTTGCATAATGTTTCCTTGCTCTTGCTGTCGTTCGAGCGCTCTTTGCAAAAACGAGTAAACTTGTTTTTGCTCGACCGGGAGTTTACTCATAGTTCAATCTCCTTTCTGCCTCTTAGGGCGGTTAATGTTTGATCGATGATTTTCTGTGCAGCCTCGACCAGTTCTTGAAGATGTCGCTTTTCGGCTTCGCTTGCTGAAGCGATTGCGCCATGAAGGAACGGTGTGATTGCAGCCTTCTCGATGAAGTTTTTGAAATGGACTCTAAGCTGCAGCGTGTTCAAATCAGCTTCATGCTGGAGCTTTTCACGCTCTTTCCGGGCCCGTTCTGCGTCGAACTCGTCAGCGTTCCGAAGCTCGTATTGTTCGAGCTTGGCCTTGGCTTCTTGGTACCCGGCCCGAAGCGTTCGGATGTGGTGGTCCTTTTCCTCCAACTGCCGCTTAACCGATTCCGGTACAACCGTCACTGTCTGAGGCGGCTTGTTCATCTCAGCTTCGAGACGGGCATAAAGATCGGTTGCACGTTGCTCGGCTTCATGTGCGCGGCGTTCGGCTTCTTGCACTCTCCGTTGTGCTTCCTTCAATTCTCTAACAGTCGCTTCGTTCACATTGATAGTGGATTCGACTTGTCTACGAACCTCCGGTTCCATTCTTGCGAGCAAAAGCGACTTGCTATGTCCGAGTTGCCGGTACGTACCGTCAAATTCCCTTTCGTTTCCAAAAGATTCAGCAATGAGAATTCGCTCATCCATGAAGTCGCGTTTCGTTTTCCATGCCGATTCGCAGTAAGCTTCGAAGGAACTGAATCCGAGCGCTTTGTAATACTGCTTATCCCGAATTTCCTTTATTTCCATGATGAATTTGTATCCATAGTGCTCGGCTACACGGAAGTAACTTACAGCTTTTTCGTGACATTCTTTTGCCGCCACTTCTATCGATAATTCATTCATTTGCTGCACCGCCATTTACCGAGAGCATCAACTCAATAGCCATATGAGGTTCAAGATCAAGTTGCGGGGCTACATGGTTGGCAATCTGCTTGATTGTTGCTGTCTTCCCGAGCTGACGTATACCAATTTCATAGATAGCTTTCCCGGCAGCTTGCTTGTAACTGTTGATCTCGGCCGTTATAACCGCCAAGTCATTAGAGAGTGCTATTTCGTTCATGTCATCCTCCTTTCAAAAGGAATTCCGTCCCATTCTGTCGAATATTGGTCGTTGATTGGCTTTTTGAAAAAAAGGGGGTGGTCGTATGTTTGTCACGTTCAGGTGCAAGGTGTGTGAATCTGATATGAAACTGAATTTTGATCAATTTGCAGAGAGAGCAAGAAACACTGGTTATGGAGCAGTTCGATGTTTGGCTTGCGGCAATCAATTTCCCACTAACATTGCATATGCTCTCTACGGCTTTATATCAGAGTTCACAAGTCATGAACCACAATGGGAAATATCTTTCAGTCTTTCGGAACGAACGGGATCGAAACATACCGAGAACTAAACAACAACGTGTCATTGACGGCTTCTAACGTCATGTAGGCTTGATCGTAGGTGTAGCCAGCTTCGACGAAAAGAGCGATAATCTTATGAACCATTTCCTTGCGAGCTGCGAGGTCTTCTTCACTGAAAGCGGATATCCACGGCTCGCGAGGACTTCTCAATTCTGCACCTTCCACTTTCCTTCACCTCCCTTCACTTCATCTTGGATTCCAATTCATCGATCTGCCGGCAAATGTCGTGCTGCCACTCAACGTCGTTAACCTCGTGTGCAATCCAGGACAAGGTTGTCAAAACGTCGTAGCGATAAACCAGATTTGCGTTTGCGTGTAAGCAGTGGCTGAGTTCTACTTGCTCTGCTTCGGATAAATTTGCGTACCCGCCTAAACGTTTCGCCTTGTCCGCAAGCTCCGCTAATCTGCGATGCACTGCGGTTATGGCGATCATGGGGATACCTGCCTTTCAGTTGGCATATTTGCTGTAAATCGCTTGGCTGACCGATACATCAAGCCCAAATCGATCTACAACGCCCATTAGCTCGACCGTATCTTCAAGGATCGGTTGACGGTCCACCAGCATCTGAGGCGTCATCTGGTTCTTCTTGAGCATCTTGGGGTGACCGTAACGCGTCGAAACCGCCTTATCCGCGATAATGTTAGCCTTGATAAAATCCGGTCGTTTCGGACGCCGCAGAGAGGCGCTAAGCTTGCTCATGGCTTCCCGCTGGTGTTCTTTGTCCAGCATGCGGAAGACTTGGAAGCCTTCGAGCCCGGTGGCTTGGCGGAGCGATCGAAGAAGCTCTTTAACCCAGTGCTTGAACTCCTTCGCTTCCGGCCTTGTGCTGTTGAAGACCGCTTCGTAGATGCCGGTTTCTGAGATAATCGTCGTTTTTTGTTTTCCGCCAAGGGTGTCCACAATGCGGACATCCTTTTCGTCGTCATCGATCATGCGGACCATGTGAGGCGTATGCTTGTAACCGAGCGCTTTCGCCACGTCCGTAGCCACTGCCCACCAATCGCCCGGCGTCCGCTCAATGAAGCGGATATCGTGCCCGTTCCAGCTTTCAATGCGGATGTTCATTGGTTTGTTCAGCTCCTTTCATCAAGAAACCGCGCCAGTTTCCAACCTGCGAATCCATTCGAGATAAGCTTCTTTCCTGATCCGGCGACTGTTTCCACTCTTGAAACTCGGCAGTTCCCCCGACGTGCACCGCTGATATACCGTGTTCGGATGCCAACCCATGAGGTTGGCGACTTGTTTGACGGTGAGAATGGCCGGCAGTTGGTCGATCGTCATCCCGCGTTCGCCCCTTTCGCGTATTTTTTATAAATCGCTTCGCTGACCGAAAAATTCAATCCGAATTTGTCTCGAACACTCATCAGGTTTACCGTGTCTTCCAGAATGGGTTGCCGATCAAGCAACATGTCCGGAGTCATTTGCTCTTTGCCGATCTTCTTGCTGTATCCGTGCCTGGTCGACACCGCTTTGTTTGCGATCGTGTTCGCCTTGATGAAGTCGACCCGAACTGGTTGCCGTAGTCCGGCTTTCAGCTTTGCCATCGCTTCCTTTTGGTGCTCTTTATCGAGCATTCGGAAGATTTGGAAGCCTTCGAGTCCGGTGGACTGGCGAAGTTGCTTAACAACCGAGAATACCCAATGCCTGAATTCCTTCGCTTCTTTCTTCCGGCTCGACATGACCAGGCTGTAGATGCCGAACTCGCTCACGATGTTCACCGGCTCGTTGCCGCGATTCAAGCCCTCAATTAAAGTTAGGGCTTTGTCTTCGCTATTGATTCGGCGCATCGCCATCGTCGGGTTGCTGATGCCGAGCGCTTTCGTAACGTCAACCGCTACGGCCCACCATTCGCCCGATGTTCGCTCTACAAAGCGGATTGTGTAACCGTTCCAGTTCTCGGTTTTGATGCTCATGCCGTCACCTCCGCCATTTATTTTACTTTAAGTAAACTTAGGCCGACGCAGGTACACGAATTACGTCAATATCTACGTTGTACAACTTAGCAAGAGCGTAAATCACGAGTTCTTTCGGCTGTATGTGACCGTTCTCCCATTTCATCACGGTTTGCCGAGAAACACCGAGTTTGTCAGCAACATCTTGTTGGGTCATACCCGCGTTAATTCTCAGTGCTTCCAACGATATTTGCATGGTCATCACCTCCGTATCCTCTTTGACATTATCATATTTTACTTAAAGTTAAATGTCAACACCGCAACGATAAATTTTTTTCTAGAAGTTAATATTTTGTGTTTACATATTTAACTTACAGTGTATAATGTAAACATTGGAGGCGATAAAGTTGAAAAGTGTCAGGGAAATTTTTGCTGAAAATTTGCAACAATTGATTGAGAGCAGGAAAATCGACCAAAGAGTCTTGGCCGAGAAGATCGGCGTAAGTGATTCGGCTGTTTCGCAATGGTTAAGCGGGGATAAATACCCGCGCATTGACAAGATTCAGAAGATGGCTGATTTCTTTAATGTACCAAAATCTAGATTGACTGAAGAGCAACCGTCCAATCTGATAATCGCTACACCGCGTACCGTCGCTATTCCTGTTCTCGGTACAATAGCATGTGGTGAACCAATTTTAGCGGAAGAGAACATATCAGAATACATATATGCATCCCCTGATCTTCTTCCCAGCGGGAAGCTCTTTTATCTCAGAGCCGAAGGATCGAGTATGGAACCGACAATTCCAGACGGAGCGCTCGTGCTGATCCGCGAACAACCGGAAGTCGAAACCGGCGCAATTGCCGCAGTATTGGTGAACGGCGATACCGAAGCGACACTAAAACGGATTAAACGACAAGGCGATATGGTGATTCTATTACCAGACAATCCGGAGTACGAGCCTATCATCATTACGCCAGATAATCCAGCCCGAATTATCGGCAGGGCGATGCAAGTTACGCAAATGCTCTAAGAGGGGGATGACACACCGTGATTGGCTCATTTCGCCGCCGCGGCTGCAAATGTAAAAAGAAACGTTGTACATGCGGGGCTAAGTGGACGTACCGCTATCACATCTACGATCCTGTAACCGGAAAGCGGAAGCAAAAAGAAACCCGCGGATTTAACACAAAAGAGGAAGCTGAAGCGGAAGCCAAGCGGATTTTGGCTGAACTTGAAAAAGGGATTTATGTAGACGAGAAGAATATCACTTTTGCCGAATTCGTTCCTGAATTTCTAAAGTTGTATCAAGCCACAGGGAAAGTAAAAAGCGGATCGGTAAGGGTTAGGCGAAGATGTTGCAAAAAACTTCAGGAATATTTCAAGAATATTAAAATGAAAGAGATTACGCGGAAAATGTACCAAGACATGCTGATCGATCTTAAAGAAAAAGGTTATGCGCGGGAGTCGATTGTTAGCATTCACGCGACCGGCAGGCTAATTTTTAAAAAAGCTAAAGAGTTGGAATTGATAAAAAACAATCCAGCTGAACATGCAACAATCCCCGGTGAGCAACAAACAGTCGAGCAAATTGAATCTGCTGAAGAGCTACCGGCTTTTATGGAAAAAGAGGAATTGGCAATTTTTCTCCGAGCTGCAAAAGATCATGGTCTGGATCATCAGGACTATCCCATCTTCGTCACATTGGCGTATACCGGAATTCGTGTAGGTGAATTGTGTGCGTTGAAATGGTCGGACTTCGACAAGGAGAATAAAACCATATATATCACGAAGACATTAGACAATGAAAAAAACAACACCAAGGAATACAAGATAGTGCCACCGAAAACCAAATCATCCATCCGCGTAATTGAAATAAGTGATACGGTCATAAATGCATTAGAGGAGCAAAAACGAAAGCAGAACATTATCAAAATGGAACACCGTAATTCGTACCATGATAAAGACTTCGTTTTTACCAAAATCAACGACAGATACGGATATTACGGTTATCCTTTCATGCAAAAAGATATTGGAACGAGAATGCTGCGGTTGCTCAAAATTGCCGGACTGAATCAGAAATTAACACCTCACTCTTTACGACACACGCATACATCGTTATTGGCAGCGGCTAAGGTATCACTTGAAACAATCCAGGACCGCCTTGGCCACAAAAATGATGATATGACCAGAAGAGTTTACCTACATGTAACCAAAGAATTGAAACGTGAGGCTTCCCAAAAATTTGAGGAATTGATGGGCAGCCTAAAATAA